CACTACGCTTTTGTTTCCATCTACAATGTTTGCAATAGCTTTTTCTAGCTTATCTTGTTCTATAGCAGCTTCTTTAAAACCGCCTTCGATATCATAATCTATGACTACGATTCCACGGGCTTTCATTTTCTTAACCTTTTCCTTTAGTTTAACGTCGGTACGAGGTCGCTTCGACGGTTGGTTGTTGTTAACGCAGCTTTCCTCTGCGTCTTATTTGGCAGCTATAAGGAAAAGATTGGGGGGCCGCTAGGGGGATTTTGCAGTTGGCTATTCTTTTTTACCCAGTAAATAGCGACACCTATACCAAGCGGTCTGAACTTAGAAAGATACTTAACAGCCTTGCGGTTAGCTTTGCCGTTATTGCCTTTACGCAACCAGTTCCAATCGTAACGGCTCTTTACCGTAGGATCGCTTCTATTTGATCGCCAGTTAGCCATTTCAAATCTTTCTTAGTTAAACGGACGTGATCGATTAGATTACACTTCCTGGTTATAGATACTGCTTTAGCACTTGCGTCATTGTCAAGAACTAATGTTACTTTTTTGTAAGAACTAAGTGTTTTCTTAATGGGCCTAGTTATATCTGTTCCCAATAAAGACAACCCTACATGGTTATTTAGTTGTGATACAGCGCAGGCAGAAGGTACATCTTCTACAAGAACTACATGTGTGCCTGAACCCACAGTAATGCCCCCTTCTACTGTGCCATATGTCCACCACTTGGCTTTAGCAGGGCGTAGTGAGCGTCCTACAGCCCCTGTATGATCTGCATTGTAGAACAACACACGGTCTTCTGCAGGGGCATATGTTATTTTGATATAGCCTTTCTCATAAGCTACCCATGAATTCACTGACTTTAAAAAGTCTACGGCAGGCTGATGGTTTTCTACCTTGGTTGTGATTTGGGGTATTGGATAATTGATAGCTTTTTTCTTGGTAATTGCACTATTAGCAATAAACGCTTTGGCTGCTTCGATACTGCGTTTGCCATTGTAGGCACCTCTTACATTGCAACTAGCTTTGTAACAGTTCCAGATTAACTTTCCGTCATATCTGTCTATGGTGAACTTCTTCTTTCCACCACAGAATGGACAGTCGATAGTTTTCCTATCGCCTTCAGCTATCTTTATATTCTTGATGAATTCTAATTGATCCCTATAGCTGTACATCATCCACACTATTTAGCTAATGGTTATTATATTGCCCCTTTCGGGACAATCCGAAGGATATCGTGAAAATAAAATCTGTCAACACTTTGTTAAGGGTTGGTAGTTATGGGCCTAACAAATAAAGTGACCCATAACCTATTGATTTCATTAGAGTAGCCCAGACCCTGAAGGTCGCAGGTTCAAATCCTGCTCCCGCAACCAACTTACTGATTTTAAACAGTAATTCTGTTCGATTTTATTTTTTTCGAGAAAATTCTTCATTTCTGATTCTTTTTCTCCCTTTCTTTGGCTCTTTGTCGTTCTTCTTCATCCATTTCACGGATATCTTTTTCGTATTTGATATGATCAGTGATGAAATCATAGACTACCTGCATATCTAACTGTGCGGCTGCACAATGCAGAACTAATCTCAAACCTTCTTCTGCTAGTAACCCTCTAGCATGTGCATCCATGTGGAAATGATAAGTAGCGGAACCGTCTTCATGTTCCTTTACTTGTTCTACACCGATTATTCCTGCTTCTGTATTCATTCTGCATACATCCTTAATGCTTCCCAAGATACAGGGAACTTCTCAGACATCATGTCATCAATTTGATTTGCTACTAGCTGACTTTCATACTGCGTGTCAGGCTTACAGCGCAGCGCACACATGTCTGCAAAAGCATCTAAGCTACCAGACCAGTACCATTCGGTCATCATCGACTGTGGCAGCACCATACGGGCTTGTTCAGGGCAGACACCCGCATCCAGTAAAGATTGGTATAGTTCACCTTGCAGCTTTGTGTAATGTGTTAAAGTTTCGCCTACTAGGAAATTCGGATTACGCTTATCAAAACAGTTGTATAGTTCTACAACGCCATTTGATCCTTGTTTCTTATCTTCGGCACGTCCCCGCCATTCATTAGGCATGTAGAACTCTGGTTTTTCGTCCACATAGCGGCGGCTTATCTCATTCCACCGTAAGAACTTATGCTTCACAAGTTGTCTAGCCACAAACACAGGGGCTTTAATATGGAAGGAAGCAAAGCAATGCCCGAAGGGACTAATATGCTTGTGCTTGGCAAGATACTTGATCAGCTTTTCGTCCTGATGCTTCATGGCGTATTTGCCTTTCTGCATATCTATGCACTCTAACTGTGACACCTTGTTAAAGCTGACACGGGCTGCGTTCACTACAGTCAGGTCATCACCACCGTGATAAAGGTATTTCACTTCAATCATTGTACGGCCCCCAGATACTCTACAAAGTCCGTATCCTTGTGCATGTCGCCATTAACAAAGTGATATACGGTTTTATAGTTTAAGGCGTAGTGACGGGCAGCTTGGGATATAGAGATAAAATCTTTCCCAAACAGGCGGCAAGGTCGTCCAATCTTCTTACGGAAGGTTCGTTGCGGTTGCTGATACTTATACACTAGCGTTGTCCTTTCATACGCTTCAATCCACAGGTGCAGCACAACCACATGCGCTGCCAAAATACGTGCGCCACTGAATGGCAATCCTTACAGGTCTTCAAAAGTCTGGCTCCCCGTTTTCATCAAACTCTGGTTTCCGAAATTTGTATTCACGTTTGGGTTCCTCAGTAGGATCATCCAACTCTTCAGGTTGCTGCGATAACAGGCCCAAGTCCTGTAGGTGCAGTTCTAAGCTAATGGGTATTTCTGCGGTCATCTGCTTTCCTCAATTCCACTCTCATATCTTTAAAGAAGTCCAACATGCGTTCGATCAGCATCGATGCCTGTGGACGGTTTAGGCCCAACTGACTGCACAGTTCTTTTTCTAGGGCCTTTCGAGATTCAGTTACGTCACTACTCATTGAAACCTCTTGTTAATGCCTGCAGCCGCAAGCTTTTTGGTGGGGCGCACATAGATAGAAAGAACGTCACGGCTTTGGTGTCCTGTAACACTGCGAAGTTCGTCTTCCGTACAGCCTGCTTCAGCCATTTCTGTGGCCCCTGTGCGTCTAAGGTCACGTAGCTGTAGTTCTGCAGGCAGTTTTGCTTCCCGACGTACACGGGCGGCAATCTTGTTGTAGCGTCGTCTGTCGTATGGACGTTGTGTGTCTTCGGCTTTCACAATGAAGCCTTCTCCACCGTCCTTCAGACGTTCTACCAATCGTGGTGATGCAGGGATTTCAACGGGGGTGTTGGTTTTCTCCTGCTTAAAGCTGAAGATACCATCTTGGTAACACTCCCACGTCAATTGGCGCATGTCCCCAGGTCTTTGGCATAGGTCATAGCAAAGCAGGGCCAGTGTCCCGATAGAGGGCCAACCTAGAAAGTCTGCAGCATCAATAAAATCTTTGACGTGTTGTGGTTCCCATAGAACCTCACGGTCTGGTAGCTTCTGCAAACCCATCTTCTCAAACGGGTTCAGTTGCACACTACCTAGTCTCTTACCTACAAACCATATACGACGCAGTACCTTACACGTATGGTTTGCACGGTGCATACTCACCTGTTCACACAATTGAGAATAAATAGCCTCTGCGTGACGCACCCTAACATTGGCAGCAAGCATGTCCTTGAACAGGGTGTTAGAGCCACCGATGCGCATAACCATGACCCCTTGGATCAATTGGTTGTAGGTACGCTTTGTATTGTCAGATAGCTTGTTCCATGCGTTGGTAGACTTGTAGGCACTAACTAAACCAGTGACAGAATGTTCATCGATGTAAATCTGACGCTTCTGTGTACGCTTGTAGTGGTCATAAGCATCGGCAATAGCTTCGGCATATGTCTTGGCTTCAGTATGGTTAGAAAAAGTCTCAAAAGGCATTCCAACAGCCTTCTGGATGTCATCAGGGGGCGATACATCCCACCGTACACCATACTTCTTGGTTACCCGTCTTCTTAAATACTTAACATTACTCATCTCACACTCCATAAGGTTATGGGCCTGAGATAGACGTTAACTAATGGTCTTAACTGTTGTCAATATAAAATCTATCCCTTGATATAATTAGTGGCTTGTATTAATATTGTCTCATGTAGGCCCACCTCCCTGTCCTACATTGCCTCATCCACTGGCCCCCGTTGCATACTCCTCGCTTCGGGGGCTTTTTTTATGTCTGGAAAAGAAAAAGGCCCCGAAGGGCCTAAAGAATTACTCGCACGTCAGATGTAATTATACCTGCACTACAGCTATGTCTATATACTCGTCATACTCTTCTGCATCCCCTAGTGGCGTTGCTACCACTACCTTACCAACATAAGTGACCCGATAAGATTTGCCCCGATCTTCGGCATTCTCAGCGGCATCTAAAAGGGCTTCGCCCACTTCCCTAGCCTGTTCTGGTGTTAGCAACATTCATGCCCCTTTCTAAGTCCTTTGCATTGTTAAAGTAAAATCGTTCAAAAAATACTCGCACGTCAAATTGCATATGACCCACATATGAAGAGGGTCGCAGTATGAGACACATTGTGCTTGTGGAATGTTAAGGTACACATTTAAAAATCCAAATCAAGCGCAAAATTACAGAAAAAATAATCAACAAAAAAACCATTTGCAAAGGGCTGCAAGGTTTGCAATTCTATCGTTGCCCCGTTGGATATGACCAATCCGAAAACAGGCGGGGCGCAAATCTAAACTTGAAAAGGAAACTGACCAAATGAAACTTTTAGACACAAATGCAAGCAATACCAAAATTGCAAAATCACAAAAAGAAAGCGGGTTTCGTATTGCATCGCTTTCACTCTATCCCGACGATTTAATATGCCCCGCCGCATTGTTGGCGAATTGCAAAGCCCCCTGTTTAGTTGAGGCGGGTTTCGGTAAATTCGACAATGTTAGGCAAGGGCGCATATCTAAAACGCAATTCTATCATAATGACCAAAAAGCATTTATGGCACAATTGCGGCGGGAAATTTATAATTTCGTAAAGCTTTGCAACAAAACAGGCAAAAACCCCGCTTTCCGATTGAATACAATTTCTGATATCGATTGGACAAAACACGAAATCCCGCAAGAATTCAAAACCGCCTATTTCTTTGATTATACAAAGGTTGCGGGGCGGTTGGATAGAACCCCCGACAATTACGATTTGATTTTTTCATATTCGCAAGAATTGAAATACCAAAAACAGGTTGCAAAGGCCTTGCAAACAAATGCCCCCGTTGCGGTTGTGTTTCGGGGTTTTGTTCCTGTCGGGAATTATTTTTTAGGGCGGGAAATTGTGGACGGGGACAAATCAGACATTTGGAACCAGAAACAAAAGGGCAAAATCATTGGTTTGAAATTGAAAGGGGATGAGGCGAAAAAATCTAAATCGCTTTTCATTGTTGAACCAGAACAAACAACCCCCGCCCTTGCTACTGCCGCCGAATAATCATGGCCCCGCTTTATCAAGTAATTGGTTTTATTGTGTTTTGGTTGTGGGTTTTAGATACCCTAAACTAATGACATAAAAAAACCCTTTACTAATGCAATAAAATGCCCATAATCAAAAACACGGGGGGCAATCCTGCCCCCTACAACCTAAACTGAAAAGGAAACTGACCAAATGTTTGACGTGATTTATACGCAAAAAGAAAACGCAACGGCCCTAAGCTTTGACGAAATTATAGAAGAATGCCCCGCCGTTTTAACAGAAACCGCAAGCCCTGAAACGTCGGGAAAATATGGTTTCGTTAATACGCTGCAAGCGGTGCAAGTTTTAGGTGATCATGGTTTTAGGCCTACAAAGGCAATGCAGCAACCAAGCCGCAACCCCGCAAACAAACCCTTTGCTATGCATTGCCTAGCGTTTGCCCATGATAACGATTTAAAAAACCCCTACAATGAAACACGGCCTGAAATTATACTTTATAATTCACACAATGCTAAATCGGCCCTTAAACTATTTGCGGGGGCCTATCGTTTCATTTGTTCAAATGGGATTGTTGCGGGGGACGGGTTCCAAGCGAAATTAAGACATAGCAAGAAAACGGCCCACGGGTTTGAAAAGCTTTTAACAGATACCGCCGAAAGCTTGCCCCGTATGATGCAACGTATCGCAACCCTGCAGGAAAATGTAATTCCCGCAAATGATGCAATTGATTTTGCATATAATGCAGCGGCCTTGCGGTGGGAAATGGCCCCTGATTGGGGCGATGATATTAATTTTGGGGCGCATTATGACCAAAGAACCATTGACCAAATGCAAACCCCCCGCCGCCTTGAAGACAAAGGCAACAATGCATGGGTTGTATTTAATAGAATACAGGAAAGCATTTTGCGGGGCGGTGTTGAAATTAGATCAATAACACAAAAGCATTTAGACAATGGCAATGCGTTTGGACAATATCGCAAGGCAAAGGCGGTTTCATCATTGCCTGAAACTATCCGCTTAAATCGCCAATTGTGGGATATGTCCAATGCGTTTGCGTGATTGGATAGGGGACATAATCGGGGCGATTGCGGTTTTCGCAATCCCCTATGCACTCTTAATTTTGGGCTATGCTTTTGGCCTTAACTAAACTTGAAAAGGAAACTGACCAATGAACAAGAAAAAACAAAAGATTGTTGATATAGCCAACAACCTATCTAACAACGAAATTTGCGATTTGCTTAACTGTTTATCAGATAGAATTGATGTTTATTTCGGTTCTTTCAATAAATGTTGCCTTGGATCGCAAGCGCATTTTGCATGCATGAACGGCCCCCAAATCCAATTGAATTGCGAAACCGCCGAATATGACGATTTGAAAGATTGGGATTTTTTCAAATATGCATTGAACAAGAAACCAGAAACAGAAAAGGAAACGGTGCAATGAAACACGAAATTGAAAGTTTCCTGCATGAATTGCAAAAATTAGCGGGGCCAATTGGAACGCTAAAAATAACGCAAACCATAATCGACAAAGGCAACCCCGACGCAAACAAATCTATAATTGCATTTGCTGCATTGTTTGGAATTGATTTTGCAACAATGGAAAAAGGCGGGGCCAATGGCGAAACCCTGCAAGGTAAATTCCAATGCAGCGGTGCAACCTGTAAAATCAAATTTTATAGAACTAAAACACGGGGCGACAATCGCCTTTCGATTAGCGGCCTAAAGAAACACGCAAAAGCGGGGGACGTTATCGCCTTAAAACGTGATTTAATTACGGGGGCAATCGTGATTAATGCAACCAAGGAAACGGGGGTTTCTAATGGATAATGAAACCCACAAACAAGAAAATTGCGAATGCGGCCTTGATGAAAGGGGGCAATGGTCAGAAATCGTTTTCGATAGATTTGGTTGCGATTGCGACGAAACCGAAAGCGAATAAAACCCGCAAACAATCGAAAGAACAAAGGCCCCCAAATTGGGGGCTTTTTTAATGCCACAAAAAAACACTTTACTAATGCAATAAAATCGTTATTTTCATGATTAAGGGCGTTAGCTATGCCCAAACGCTAAACTTGAAAGGAAAACAAATGACCAAACCAAATCTAAACCTACTAAACGAAATGGCCCTAGGTATCTATGAAATAGAAACGCAAGAAACCTTGCGCAAAATCCCGTTGAACAAAATCAAAGCGGCAAAAGAAACATTCTTTAAACGCAAGCCTGATGCAAAAGCGGTTTATGTAATCAATCATTATAACAAAGGCGAAAAAACATATTCTTGCAGCGATTACGAAACAGGGCGGGAAATATTCCTTAAATCAACAACCCCCGTTTTTGTCGGTTTTGAATACTAAACTTGAAAGGAAATAGACCAATGCCAAAATTCAGCGATTTAGACCTAAACGCCCTTAAATCCCGCCTTGATCAAAAACATGATGATTTCATGCAGGAAATGAAACAAAAGCGAATTGCCCATGAAAAGCAAATCAATGCCTTGGTCAATGAAATGGACACAATGCTAAATCAATTGAAACAGTTCGATAAGGAAACCAAAGGGGCATTTATTAAAAAATAATGTTTAACCTTTAGCCCCTGCCTTAGTCGGGGGCATTGGGTTGCACATTGCAACAAATCTAAACTGAAAAGGAAACTGACCAAATGAAAAACATAAAAATTGTATTAGGCGACGAATTGAAATTGTCGATAACAGAACACGAAACAGGCGAAATAGAAACGGCCTTTGTGCATAGCACGGCAAACAATTTCGCTTTCAAAACATTGGACGTTTTCCCCGATAATGGCGACGACGTTATGAGATATCAAAAACCCATTGACGTTGCATACGCAATTATGCGGGGCCTTGATTACGTTGAAGATCAAGAGCGCAAAAAAGCGGGGGCGGCACAATGAATTTTTGTTTGTTAGCTATAGAGGGCGATTGTGTAGCGGGGGGAATTTCCAACAAATCCGATTTTATCCCGTTGCAAGAATTCAACGAAACTTTGAAAGCTTATTTGCGCAACCAATTGGAAAAGCAAATTGAATGCAATTCAATGGGGTTTGGAAACATAAGCTTGCGGTTTTCTGAATTAGTACAGGAACATCACAACCTAGGAAATGAATTGATTGACCAAGGGATATTTGCGCACAAATGGCACAAAAGAACCGATTGGATAATTTGCGAATTAGACGACGGGTTGCCCTTAAATCAGCAAGGGCCGTTTAATCGTTGCGACGTGAAAGGGGCAGAAAATGACTAAAGCAAACGAAAGGCCTAGTGTGATGTTAGAGCAATTGGGGGCGCATTGTGAATATCTAGAAAAAACCCTTATTCCTGATTTGAAAGAAACAATGCCAGAAACCGCAAGGGATATAGAAGTTATTTTACCTTATCTGAAAGCTTGGTTAGGGCGGGATAACAGGCCAAGGGAATTCATCCCTAGTCGATATCGATAGACACAAACAAAACTAAACTAAACAAAGAAACGATAAATCATTATCGTTGGCCCCCAAATAGGGGGCTTTTTTATTGCCTAGTGATAAAGGCCCCAAATAAGCCCCAGAAACGGCCCCAATAGGCCGCAAGATAGGTTGCCCCCCATTGATAAGCGAAAGGGGTATTGCACGGGGCTTATATCGCCTGTCAGATAGCAAAGCGAAAGGCAAGGGAAACAGGGGAAACAAAGCCCCTAGAATTACAGGCGAAAGGAAAGGGCAGGCGATAGGCGGGAAAGCGAAAGGGAAACAGGCCGCAAGGGATAGGGAAACCCGAAAGCATAACAGGCCCAAACGATAGCCTAAACGGTACACCGCAACGGCCCCCGCCCTTGCCTGTTGTTTACGTCAAAAGTTTACGGGGCTTTTCTTGCGGCCTTATTTCCTGCAGCGTTTAAAGCTTGCGGTTTGTTCTGCGAAACTTTTTAAAGAATAGTTTTTATTTTCCTTTTATTTTTAAAGGGTTAAACGATATCGCCCCATAACCATTAGGTCAAAGGCCTGTTAATCTATAGAAAAAACCTAATGAATACAGGGGCTTGCGCTATGTCATCCGATTGAACGCAGGCGGGGCATGTGCCATGGGGGGGTGTACCCGTACCGTATACCAACTGTACCAGAGATTGGGTTTTTGCACCCGTAAAGCACCCGCCTATAGACCTACCCCGTGCGGCCCTAGAAGCTATAAGTGTCAATATCCTGCCTGTGTAAATTTTGTTTGGTAAATCTAAACCGTAAAGCTTAGTTATAACTTGACTTTATAAAGACCATTAGTTATTCTTATAGTACAGCCCTTAGTGGGTCTGTGAATTGTACTAAGGATAATACCTTTGAGTGAATATGGTGCAGACATCACTCTAGGCGTTCCTCTTCACGTAGACCACGACTTTGAAGTGGATCAGCATGGCGTAGGCTATCTGGTTACGTTTCTGTACGTCGGTGAT